TGTAAGAAAGATGAGTGGTCAATATCCCAACTTTTTTGCAGAAAGAGAATGGTTAATGCCTGAACACCCTAATTATTGTGCATATAAAAAAGGAATGTTTTATAATGAAGACAAGTAATATCACATATCAGGACATACCTAAAAGTACTATAACTAACAAAGACAACAAGAGAATATACTACAGACGCAAAACACTTGCTAATGGTAAAGTGGGCAAATATACATACATGCACAAAGAGGATAAAGATTATATATTATTCTGGTGTAATAGACTTGTATGTGATGTTGCCGCTAAACAAGTTATAGACCCTTATTTGTTTGAGGACTTGTATAAAAGTCGTAACAGTATGCCTAAATCAGGATACAGCAGTAAAAGAAACAGCATAATGACTTATTGTGCAGGAATAGTAAGTAATTGTATGAGGAATCCAGATGAGGACATAGCATACAATCAACTGGGTTACATAAAGAAGTTATTTGTTTTAC